CTAATGCCCTCTAAAATGCTGCTTACAGCCATGTCCACAATCTCTTGATGAGAATGGTCTGGAAGTTCGCAACTTACGCCCAAAGATAATGAAATTAACGTTGGATTTCTTATATATGTTATTTTTACTGTGTCTATTATAAATATAGCACTTGCGTATACATCTATAAAGTTAACTCTAATAGTACTTAAAGGTGATGTATGTTTTGTTGTGTTAAAAGGATCTTCTAGTAATTTAAAAATATCATCTTGCTGACTAAATCTATTAGTAGATGGTTCTCGTTTTGTAGCATTTGTAGCAACTCTTTTACTATTTGTATCTTGTTCATAATGTTTTGGAAAAGATGCTGAAGCTAAATCAGTACCACCTAAAAATACTCCTCCCAAAACAGATACAACTCCTAACGAAGCGTCCCAATTAAACCATGTATGGATAAGAGGATCTACTACTAAAATAAATTCTCCTGGGTGAAACAATGGACCATGTTGTTCCCAATACACAGTAAATCCTGGTACAGTATCTGCTAAAGCTATAATTTCATCTCTAACTGCAATTATATCTGCTGGATAATTAAAAGAAGCATTTGTCTGATAAAGTATCGCTGCTCCCACTGTATTTCCATTAAAAGTGGATTGAAAATCTTCGTACAAAGCTATTGCATCTACAAACTCTGTGTTATTTATAGATACAAATGCATCCATACTAAAAGTAAAATAATCTATAGGGTCAGTAGCGTCTACTCTCCAATTTATAAGATCACAGTCATTGCTCCAAACCATAGATCTTTGATTAATTAAATACATATAATCTGTAGGAAGTCTAAAAGTATCTATCCAATATTCAGAACTATATTGCTCTTTAAAAGTAACAGGATGCTCGTATTCTCTAATTAAACTCCTAATGTCATCTATTCTTTTTTGAGATTGTTCAAATCCTTCTTGATATTTATTATTTTTTCCATATTTAGTATTAATAAATCTAATTTGAGATTTATTTAATTCTATATCTATTTCTTCAGATAGTAGCATATCAGCTTGGAGTGAATTAATTTTATCCACTCCTTGCTGAATTGCTAAATGCATTTGAGTTACATTCATATTATAATGCTAGTTCTTTTAGTTTAGCTCTTAATATTGTTAATTTACCAGAATTCTTTTTGTCTTTTAAATGAATGATTGTATCATCATCTGTATCGCCAAGAACTTCATCTATAAAAATTACTTGATTTCCAATTTTTCTTAAAACACCTAAAGATACCATTTCTGCAATCTCAGCTTTTAATTCTAAATTTTTATCTGTTGCAATTCTAATAAACTTCTTAGCATCTGCGTTTTTAATTTCATATAAAGCATTTTCTACTTGATCGTCAGTCATCCTGTCAGGATTAGTGTTAGACATCAATCTTAAAATTCTCTTCATATTTGAGACATTAGATGTTACTTTAATAAATTCTTTATCTGCATCTTTTCTAACTTGGATTTCATTATTTCTAGTTTTATCCTGTCTAGATAGATCTTGGATGTAGAATTTTTTAGTTACATCATTGTCCATTTCTTGTTTAGTCAAAGCTACGTGAGGATGTTTAAGAGCAAAATTATATTTAATATAATCCATAATGCTATTAGGTGTTCCATCTTCAGTTGACCCAATTTCTAATTCAACACCTGTAAACCCTACAGGTATTGTCATATCTGCCCAGAATATTTTAGAATGTTTAGGCCAATCACCGTGATCAGGATTAACATCTAATATTCCGTCTAGATATTTTCTTTCATCGTCAGAATTGAAACCTTTTAAAGGTTGTCTATTTACATAAACACTACTTAATTTATAAGTTGCTTCTGCTCTAACTGCTTTAGGAAGGTGACCCGCTAGGTCTTCTCTCCTGATGTATACTTTTTTACTACTCATAATCTTAGTTCTTTTAAAGTTTAAATTAGGTGGATGTAAAGAATAACTCTCCGGGTATATTATAATTAACTAAAGAAGTAGGGAGATTTCTCTCCCCACAACCTTAATCAAAAACCAATATATAGACGCAAATTAATGCCAAATTAAGACGCTACACATGTAATATCAAGCGAAGTATCAAATCTCTTAAGAGCAATACCTGCAGTTTTCAACATATGTACCGACGCACCGTCTACATCAGACGCTCTAGAAGAAGTTGAATCAAATCCTCTTGGAACTACTGATCCAGCTACACACCATCTCATTGCTTCACGACCTTTCTTATTGATCATTTGCAAATTGTTTTGTCCATCATAATTAGATTGATCAACAAAGACCATTCTATAAGACTCAAGAGAGTAACCTGTAACAGGGTGCTTACTACGAGCTTGGGCAACAGCACCGTGATCAAATAATGGTAATTTTACCACATTGATTGTGTGTCCGTCCACGTGCTCGTAAGACGTAAAGTAACCAGTTAAACCTAATGATCTTCCTGAACCTGTGATAAATCTGCTATCTCCACTTGAAACTTTGAAAGCATTTGTACCACCAAAATGAGCTTTAAGAGCCTCATCAAATTCACGAGCACCACCAGTACCAGTGTAAAGAGTTACTTGTTTTTGAGCAGCATCAGTCATTCCATAGAATAAGTCACCGATGATGTTCTTTAATTTTGTTTCAGTCATTGTAGAGTAAGTGTCAGTTTCAACAATTTGCTCTAAAAGACCAGGACCTACAATTACAGGTTGTCCATTTTCATCTTTCATAGATGTATGTCCGTTTGAATCGTAAGTTTTTTGTCCGTACCAGTAGTACATTTCACATTCTTCTTTAAAGTCTAACATGTGTAAGTACTCCTCATAGTCCATCCAAAGTTTAGTAGTTGATCCACCTTTAGTTGGTAAAGAGAATTCAGCTACAAAATCTTTTGCATTTCCAGACATGTGGTAAGATTTTCTAACAGTAGTTAGTTTGTTTCTTACTTTTCCTGGAGTTTCCCAGTTTGAAGCATTTCCTCTAGAGAAATCAACTCCTACTGGCGCATACATTTGTGCCCAAAGAGCTCCTGCAGTTGCATCAGCTGCTGCTAATGTTGCCGTTGCTACTGGGTTAACTAGTTGTAAAGTGTATGTCCATGCTGTACCACCTGCTGCTTGCTGTGGTTCTTTCATAATACGAGCTTGAGTACCTCCTTGAGATACTAATACGTATGGAAATACAAAGTGTTTATCAGAAAATTCAATTTCAAAAGTTGCACCTCCTAATCCTAAACTTGCTGCTGCGTTTGATGCTGCTACTGGTCTCGTTCTTAATCTATGTGTTGCCACACGGTACTCATACTCTAAGTTATCGATAGACTTAGCATTTCCAACACCTTCAGTTAAGAAAGATAGTGGGAATCTTTTGTCATCTTTTCCAGAGAGATGAGTAATAATAGGAGACAGTTCAGTAGGCTTAGACAACATCGCATTTGCCAGACTGTTCATGTCTGTCATTTGTGAGTCGTTATAAAACGTCTTTTGGACGCTTATGTTCGTTCCGTTTACTGCCATTTTTATTTATTTAATTTTAGGGTACCTAACTCCCTGTTCAGGTATATTTTTATATATTTAAATCTAAATCGTCATAATCAACCATCTTTTTCTGTTTAGAAGCTTTACGTGCACTTTTAACATTAGATGTACTTTTTGAAATTTTGTCTCTTAACGATTTTGCACTTTTAGTTTTTGCTTTAGTATTAACAATTGTTTCTAAATTAAATCCTTTATACATTAAATAATCAATAGCTAGTTTAGTTTCCATTTCAGCTTCAGTATGATCTAGATCACGTTGTGTTTGTCCTTCTCTATTAACAGGAGTAGAAATATATTTAAAAAACTTTGTTTTTTCTTTTTCTGGTACTGTTAAACCTGCAAACTCTTTAGAATTTGAAATAGTATCAGATACTCCATTCCAAAAATCTGTTTGTTCTTTTGCCTGAGCTTCAAACTCTTGTTGTTGATTAGCAACTATTTGTTCTTTTTGAGCTGATTGTTGTTTACCTAAAGCTTGTCTAGCTTGTTCTGCTTTACCGTATAGCTTACCAGAATCTTCGTAATCTTCTAACATTTCTTGAATAAACTCCTTATCATGTCCTTTAGTAGAAAAATAATCTGATAAAATTGCTTTTTGACTTCTAGAGTCATCTTCATTTAAAGATATTTGATTATAATCAGATCTAGGATCATAAGCTTGCATAAAATTATTAGATTCTCCTCCTGCAAGTACATACTCTAAATGTTTTTTAACTAAAGGAAATTCTTCTAGTACTTCATCTATTCTAGAGTCTGCCATTTTATCAGCTACATCTTTAGTCATTGCAGCTAATCCATCTGCTGTATCTTCGTACTGATTGTCTAATTCATAACCTAACTTAGATAAAACTTCAGAAACTACTGTATCTTCTACATCTTCATCTTTTAAATCATCCTCTTCATTATTATCTTTAGCATCATCTTCAAGAGTATCTTCTACTTCTTGTTTTTCATCCTCTACTTTTTCAGGAGAAACTGCTTCTTCTAAGTCTAATTCAAGAGTTGTGTCTTTTGTTGTATCCTCAATGGGTTCAACATCATTAATTGCGACGGTGTCTACTCCATCTCCGCCAATAACATCATCAAAAGTGATGTCATCTAGCTGTATTTTTTCATTTGGGTTCATATATATATTGTTGGTTTAGGTTACAAATTTACGAATTATATTGATATTTTTTATACTTTTTTATTTTTTGGAATATCCATTATTATATAACACTTATAAGATATACTTAGAAATATATCCTCCTTTTTTAAACATATTTTTTGTTCTAGAGTTCCATTTCTTTCTTTCTTTTTCAATTTCTTTTTCTGTTAACTCAGATATTTTTTTACCGTTTACTTTTCCTTTGTGATTATTAAGCCAATATTTAAAAGTTTCTTCTTGAGATGGTGGTGTAGTTCTGTTTCTAGTAACAGCGTCAAATTCATTCCTTCTTTCAACTCCTCCAAATATTTTATCTCCAATAAATAATGCATCTTGATCTTTCTTACTTAAATTTGTAAAATCAAGAGAGTTATTTTCATTATATACTTTATTAAGTTTTGGAAAATTTCTAATATTTTTATCTGTATTATATTTTAAGAAATTAGCTGTTCTATTCATAGCTGTATTCCCTCCTTTTTCAGATCCAACTTCAAATTGATATTTACCTCGTCCAGGACCATCATAAAAACCATCTGTTTTATTTCCTGACACTTGTACTTGTGTAGCGTTATTTTTAGATTCGTGCTGAGCAATAGAGTTCATTACAGTGTTTACATAGTTAGTATCTCTACCACTAGTATGCAAATAGTCCATCATATGATTTCTTAATCCACCTGTTTGATAAGCTGCTGGAGACTCTATAATAGTTCCTTCAGATGGACCAGTTGGTAAGTCTTGTATTCCTGGGGGTACATTTTTATAACTCTCTACTAAATGTCCTTGATTGTCTATCTTTTGAATATCGATAGGTGCTTCCATCCCAACAGTATTAAAAGACTGATTAGGTTGCACATCAGGGAAAGCCATAGACGCTTGTGTGTTTCCTGCAGCATGCTCTTCTCTAAGTCCAGTTTCTTGTTGTTGTTGAGTTTGAGCTATTTGCATTTCTTGCTCTTGTTGTTGTAATATAAATTGATCTACAACATCAACTCCTTGTTCTGCGGCACGAAATGCTTCTGATACTCCTCCAGGATACCCAGAAGCTTTAACTCTGTCTAGTATATTTCTTCTAGTTTCGTTGTTTAGCATTATCTTTTGCTATTTGTTGTTTAATTTGATCACTTTCTCTTTTTACTAAGTTAGAATCTCTATCTAAATTTTCTTTTTCTACTGAACCTCTAGATTTTTCTGTAAGTTCTGCTACTTTTAAATCTAATTCTCTTTCTTTAATTTCAAAATCTCTCATCATTTTTTCTAAAGATAAAGAAGTGCCTGCTTCGTCATTTTTAGATTCAGCATTAATAAGAGCAATCTCAATATCTTTTTGACGATCTTTTTCTCTTTCTAAGCCTTCAGCTTGTTGAGACATTTGCTCAGCTTCCATTTGCTGTTGTTGCATTTCTTGTTGAGCTTGTTGTTGAGCTGCTTCTAACTCTTCTGAAGCTTTATCTGCTAATTTAAGATTCTTTTTAATTTCAGAAAAACTATCACTATCTATCATTTCTGCTATTGCTGCAGGTTTAGCTCCATTTTGCATCATAGCTTGTGTTAAACTTTTAATGTTTTGTAATTTTTCTTGATCCTTACCTGCATCAGAAACAAATATACCATAGTTAGATTCTAAATGATCCATACTATCTATGTCTAAAAAATCTGTTGTACCATCTGGCATAGCATACATAGTTTTTTTACCAGTTAGCCAAGCTTCTTTAGAATAGTCAAGTAATGCTTGAAAATCTCTCTGTTCTAATCTTTCAAATTTTCTAAATAAGTCTTCTGTAATATGTGAAGATTGTAATATAGCTTGCTGAGAAGATGCTTTACCTTCGTAAGCCCCAATCTCACCTTGTCTTTGTCTACTTACTCCAGATATTTTTTCCCACTCTATTGATATAGAGTTTAATAATTCTATATATTGAGAAATAGTTTTAATAGACATATCTAAAACAGATTGATGTTGTGGTGATAGTTTTACACCTTCTTTATTGTAATCTACCCAAGCAATACCTGTAGCATCTACAAAATACATAAATTTATCCATGTCCCATTTTTTAGGGATCATATTAATATCAAACTGTGCTATAATATCTTTAGATTTAGCTACAGCTACTTCAAGTCTATATTTATAGATATTATAATTTAACTGATAAGGTATTCCTAATTTAACTAAGGATATATTTTTAGAATTAGTATCAGAGTATCTTCTACCATTAATAGGTAATTTACATTTAGAAGGATTCTCTATAGATAACCTTTGATTAGCTATTGGATTTATATTAATGTATATTCTACCATCAATTCTTGTACCCTCCCATACTTCATTAACCCACTTCCACTCAAGAGATGCTCCATCTTCTTTTAACTCTATAGGTAATCTAAATCCATCTTCTACTTCTTCTTCCTCCATAACTCCTGTTTCATAATCTAAATATGATAAGAATCCAATACGTTTTCTTGATTTCCAATAAACATTAACAACTTCCAGCAATCTACTTCTATTAGAGTTTTCATCATTGCTTGGAGATTGTGCGTTTAAATAAGATGCACCTGTTTCTGCATGTCTAGGTTCTTCTAATTCTAATACCTGCTGTTCAGTAAGACTTTCATAATAATGATCTATAATAGTAGAGGCATGAGAGTATTTTCTAACTAAAGCCCAATCTCCGTCTTCTACAAACTCTAAATCTGGATCTAAATCATAGTCTACATCAATAGGATTTAATATATCGTAAAAAGGTTCTGAATTTCTAACACCTCTATGCGTATAAACTTCTCCAGATACTAAATAATGAAACCATCCTTTTTGTATTTTATCGTACACTTCTTGCTCCTGCATAATATAATTTAAAGACTTCTGACCAAGAATAGCTCTATTATCTACATAAGAAGACTCAAACATATCTGATATATTCTTAGGTAATTCAATTTCTTCTTCAGAATCTACTCCCATGTCTTGTCCTTGATTTTGGACAGATTGCATAAAATGTTGCTGTAGATTTTTAAATATTAATTCAGATTTAGCGTTTTCTTTCATAGACACACTATCTGAATTTTGTACTGTAACGGTATAATTGAGAGGCCTCTTAGATTTTTCCCCTAGAAGAAGATCAATTATGGGTTTAATGATTGGGTAGTTACGCATTTGGGATGGGAAGTTCTTACGAGATTTTCCATAAGGCTTCAACACGTAATTATAATCAGCATCATCAATTATACCGTTATAATAGTCATATAAATCTCTTAGTTCAGTTCTTCTTTTAGAAAAACCTGAACCTGAACTAGAAAGATCTACATATGCTTCTACACATGCTTCTCTCCATTCTTTATTTTTTTTTGTTATCGAGAGCTTTTGCCTCGGTATTTTATCATATCCCATAATCTTACAAATTTAATTAAATTTATCTTCGCTTTTACTACGTAGATAAATAATACTTTAATCTTTATAAATATACCACTAATAAAAATTTCTTTCAAACCACTCATCTGCAGTTTTATCTTCTAATATATCTTTTACTTCTGCATTATACAATTCTCTTGTATGATACATACCAATCATAAATGCCATTACTCTATCAAAATTCCCTTTATGGTTAAATTTAATTAATTCAGTTAAAAAAGCTAAATCATATATTTTGTGCAAATTTAAAGTTTTTTTTCCATTTACATCAGTAGATCTAGGAGTATTTAACCAATCTCTAATATAGATTTCTCCTTGCTTCTTTCTTGCCTCTGTCATATGCATTCCATATTGACGTTTAACATTTTTAGATTGAAGTTCTTTTTTATCTAGCATTTCAAATTCTTCCTGTAGTTTATGCATTTTTCTAAATCTTTTAGCATAAGGAATAACTTCTCCTCGATCATTTTCAAATCCAATTTTACACCCATAATAATCTGCTAATAAAAATAAATTTCTATTAAAATCATCTGAACTGTTTGGCCTACCTACATAGCTAGCAACTATAATATCATCTGGAGTGGATATATTATTTACACGTTTAATAACATATGCAGCACCTAATGAGCTTGAATCAGCAGCTTGACTTTGTCCATACGGATCATGACAAATTATATACATATTTAAAGGAACATGTTGAGCTGCATTTTTATAAGGTGCTTCATATATAACAACTCCCCCTGTAGTGTCATCATCTTTACGATGTGGGTACTTAGTTATCTGCCTTAAATCTCCGTTAATTTTAAATTTAACTTCTCCCTTTGTATTATGATAAAGATCTCCTATAGTACCTATAGCTTGTAAATTTTTAGCCTTAACCATATTATACTGCTCTTGTAAAGATGCTACATCAAATAAATTAGCTGTGACTTGTAGAGTAGCTTCTTGCGGAGAGAATGGATGCTCTGCTATATATTGATCTAATGATTTTGCATCAGCTGCTCCCTTTTTCTTCTCTCTCATTTTATCTTCATACTCAATAGCTTGGCTCTTTATAGAATTACCTTGTTTATCTATAAATCCATCTAAATTTTTATATATTGGAATAAAATACCCACATTTAGTACCTAAAGATCCTTCATCCCATATATTATCGTAATCCATACAATCATATGCTTCTGGATTATAAAATATCTCTTCCATAGCTTCAAAATCTGAGCCTTCTGTACCACCTGTACCAAAAGCTACCATCATTCCTAAAGTTTTAGATCCTTGTCTCATTGTTGGCATTGTTACCTCCCATGCTTTGAGTAGTCCGGGGAAAGAACCAGCTTCCTCAAAGAAAACTAATTCTCCCGCCTTCCCCCTCACTTTGTCTGGAGCATCTTTTAAACTTACTCCAATTATTTGGGATTTCATCCCCATTTCAATATCTACACCATTTACTTTCTTTTTGTATCCAGACATTTTACTCATTTCTCTGTCTCTGAGCCTTGGTTGAGCCCATGCTGTATGGTCATCTATAAATGATAAAAACTCCCACGCTTTAGATAAGAGTCCATCACCAATTAAGTATTCTTTTTGCCCTGCAAACACAAAGTTTTTTGAATTTTTTACAAAGAAATAATTTCTAGCTAGCATTGATCCTGCTTTATATGAGTACCCTTTACGCCTGGCTTTTAAGACAATCATATGTTTATTTTTTGATCTAGCTATATCTATCTCATGAAAATACTCATAATCACCATCATAAAATGCAGGAAATGTTCTTTCACGTTTTGCTTGCATAGATCCATCAGGCATAATTTCATCTATAGCTCTATCTATAGGGCAATAGTTAAGATAAAAATAATGGAAGCCTGTAACATGTAGTTCATCATCTGTATCTTTGTCTGCAGTATACCCATACAAACATTTTTTCTTTTCTTCGTCCCAAAAATCATAATAATCTTTAGTACCCGGAAGAGATTGAGTGTAATACCCAAACTCTAAAAAGTGCAACGCAGATCCTCTAAATCTGTCTGTATTTTTAAGAATCACTCTTTTTAGCTTTCACTAATCTAGCACATTTCTCATATTCTTCTAGTCCTGTATAATGATTTATAACTATGTCAATCATAGAGTTAGATATATCATCCCCACTAAAAGGATTAAAAGGTAAAGGAAGCACATCATCGTGCTCATTATCTTCATAATCTAATTCTATCATTAATTCATCTAATTTTAAATCCCCAACAATTAATGCATATGCATTTTCCATTGCTAAGTTATACAGTGCTATTTCTTCCATAAAATCCATTACATGTTGTATTTATTAACTTCTACTCCACCCCGGTTTGAGTTGGCAGCTTGTTCTTCTCTTTGTACAATTTCTTCTAGTTTTGTAAGGCCATCTACTACCTTCCCCATTTTTTCTAAATTAGATATAAGATCTTTAGCTGAATAAATAGGTTTATCCCTATCATCTAACAATGTAAGATCTATTGTTCTAAAATATCTTTCTAATTTCATTATAGATTCTTTAGCAGCTTTTAATAATCTAACTGCAGACGTTTCTATAAGTTTATCATACTTAGCACATGCAGCCATAACCTTAGTTGTAGGTTTCCATTTTAATTCTTCATCAAATATACTTTCTGTAACTTCTTTTATACGCTGTTCCCACTCATACACTGAATATGGAGATCTATGGTCCACCATAAAGTATACAAAAGACAGTTCTTCTGCTTTTAAACCTTTAAACTCAAGAATAGTACAAGCATACGCACTAGGTATAGCTAATTTACCATCTTTAATAAATATTAAATCATCTACTAATCTCATCTTTCATAATTTTATCTTTTTCTAATATTGTAGCTAATGCCTGATCTCCGTATAGTTTTCTATTAGGATTTGCAGCCGCGTACTCTTCTGCATTAAATACCATTTTAATTTCTTTTATTAACCCTTCAGTATTTAGCTTAGTAAACCATTTCCTGCCTTTTACAGCTCCTCTATCTCTTAATTGTTTCTTTAAAGTTTGTCTAAACGTCATTGTTTTTATTTTTTTGTTAATGATTCTTCAGTTCTTCTTATATTAGGCATACCTTCATAACTATCATCATATACTTGTGACATATATTTATTATCTTCACATGTACATAAAGATTCCTTAGTAACCCATTTGTCTTTTACTAATACTGTAGTAGTTTTGTGTAATTCTCTCGTTGCTCCACATCCAGTACATCTATATCTTGCCATAATTAATAATTTATTGTTAATATTGATAATGCCCAATCATAACATTTGTTAGGACTTTTAAAAGATTTAACTTTATCAGTAATCCAATTATTTTTAGGTTTTTTATAAATTATACAATTCCACATTTCTTTATTGTTTAATGTAACAGGATTTACCTGAACCCATACACCCATTTCTAATAAAATATTTATATCTGTATCATCCATCACAATGTAAATTTTTTATGTGTATTACCTGTAACCATACAAATATAATCTTTTTCTGTTGAATATAATCTTCTTCTACATTTCTTATTGTGAAACCCTATACGATGAAGTATGTAACTAATCTTTAATCTTACTGCTCTCATTTTTTAATCTATTTATATGTTTAACTCTATTAGGATTTACAGAAAACTTACCAAAATACGGAATTCGTATAGTAGCAAATTCTCCTTTCCCCATAACTGTTGATACAACTTTAAATTGATGTTCAACTATTTCTTCTATTTTACTTAAAGGTAAATTATATTTATTAGCTAAATAATGTATTATCTCCCTTTTATCTCTAATCATTAATTTCTTGGTCCTGTATCTGGACTTAATCCACCAGTTCTTGGATAATCTACATCTTCATCAGATCCATTCTTAATATCCCATCTAGATGGTGTATCAGGGCAAGTAGCAGTTTCCCATTTAGCTTTATGTTCTAATATACATCCACATAACCCACACCTCTTTTTATCTTTTATTAAATTTGGGCAGTTATTACATGCATCTAATCTGTCCATATATACTTCCTGAGTTACCGCTTTCATACCATTAGCTATATGTTTACCTGCAGCTTTAGTAAAATTTCTTGCCATCTCAAAAAAACTAGGTGTATTTATATGTAAATGTTCGTTTTCGTCTTTTTTATTTTCCTTCTTCTTCATATTCGTATGTTTTTATAGTTATTACTTTACCGTCTTCGTCTTGAAATATAAATATCTCAAAAGGTCCTACATCAAATTGTGTAAAAACTATTCCTTTTGGTATTCTCATTTTTTTATTAAATTTATTTCTACTGTATTAGTATTTGGGTCTAGTAAATTATTTAAAGTGTAGTTATTATTTTTTACTCTAAGAACTCCTTTATCTTTAAACTTTTTTATGTAATTATTTAAAGTATTAGGGTCTTTAATTAAAAGTTTCTCAGCTACTTCTTTTTTATTCGACATACTACTAAGATTATCTTCTTTAGAAATAGTTTGTATATCAATAAATGTAGATAATATTTCTAACTCTTTATTTGTTAAGTTAAATATACCATTCCACACTTGTAAATACTTATAAGTACTATTAATCTTTATTGTTAGCTTCTTCTTCATAGGTTTGTTCTTTAGTGTATTCTATAGTTTTTACAATATCTTCAATTTGCATGCAATATTCATATAATACTTTTTCATCGTCTGTATGTTCTTTTTTAGAATCATATATTTGAACATATTTATATAAAGCAGCTATATGATTTGAAAGATCAGAAGATTGATTACGTATTAATAAAAAAACATCA